AACCGATTCTTGAAATTGTCTTAACGGTTGATTTTGTAAGGACGACATTGCCCTTGATTGTTGTGACCTTATGTTACGAACCGATCCAGTTCGCTCAGAAGTTCTAGTGCCCGAATCGTCTACCCCATATTGATAACCAGGTACGCCAATACTTCCTAAAGCAGAAGCTGCTCTTGCACTAACACCAACGCCACTTCTTAGTGCTGAGCGAGAAATAACAACTTCACCACCGGCTTCTCCTACGATGGCTCTATGCGCCCCACCTGCCCAACCTTTGGCGCGCTCATACGTACCAGCCATACTTGCTTGTAAAAGTTCTTCAGCAAGCGCTGGATTTGTGCCTTTCAATGCATAATAATCACTCTTTACCTGCCCTGACATTTTAGATATGGCTAGCGCTCGCGCATTTCGATCTTCATAAGCTTGTCCCATTCCGCCCTTCATGTCTTTGTCCACCTTGCCTTTTTCTACAAGGCCACTCCATAAACTCCATTCATAATTTTCCATAAACCAATCAAGAACTTGTTTAAATAAATCTTTAAGAATGTTAGTTAAAGGAGCCATCGCCGTAGATAGAGCGCCCGCCCAATCACCCTTTTTCAATTGCTCTTGCATTTTGGGGCCATCAAAAGATGCCAGCATATCGGATTCAAGTTGTCCTAACCAACTATCAGTGTCTTTTTCAAGTTCACTTGCCATATAATCAAGAAAAGTATTAACCGGACCTAATACTATATTCCCTATTCTATTCCATATACCTTCTTGAGCCGCCACCAACTCTTGCATTGTTTTTGCGTTTGCTATTAGTGTATTTTGCCGCTCTATCTCTTGTTCCGACATTACTTTTTGTGTATTTAATACTTGCTCAGCAGTGAATCCTAGGTTCTTTATGGTCGTTTCTTGGAATAAAGTAAGATTTTTTTGACCCTTTGTAGCCTCTTGAAGCTGCTTTAATATATTAGCATAAGATTTGGTCATTTCTTCTGAATTATTTCTTTGTGCTATTCTAAATTGTTCGGCAGCATTAATCTGTATATCAAACGCTCTTTGAGCTTGATTAGCCAAATCCACACCCTGTTCTAGATCGGCAAACTTTCTTACCGTACCCACCATACCTTGCATATCTGTACCAGCTTGAGAAGCATAAAGGGCCATTTTAGCCAAGTTTTCTACTTGAGCTTCACCCTGTACAGCTACTAATGTGCTGTTTGCAGCCAAATCCCTTACTGCACGACCCACATTTACACCAACTTCTGCAGTTTTTCTCATATTATCAAATATTTTTTGAGTTTCATCAGCAGTTAATGTTGTTGTTTGAGCTAAGGTAGCGAAAAATTTTCCGGCCACATCGCTGGAAACATTAAAGGCTTTGGAAACTAGCGTAGCAACACCAGCTAATCTACGACTTTCTTTGGTAGATAGTGTTAAGTTTTCCATCATTGAGCTGGTCATATCTGCAACTTCTTTTGTAGTTACGCCCGCGATGCGCATATTATTAGCAAAAGATTGAGCCTCATCAGTTACGTTCCTTAATATTTTTCTTGAAGCGCCAAACTGCTTACTCATATTTGCTAAAGTTCCATCAATCAAAAATATTCTATCAACCAACATTTTTAAGCCAACAATAACCGCACCCAACGCACCAGCTTTACCGGCCAACTTACCTATTCCTCCAGCTAAACCTCCAGCAGCTTTTTGCATTCCGCCCATTAATTTAGCTTGCGCTCTACCATACATAGTAAGCTCACGATTAGCGGTTTTCATACCTTTAATCATAGCGCTTTGGGCTTTTAAATGTTCTTTATTTTGTTTGGTTGCTCGTTGCCAAAGAGTATTTTCTTCTTTATATTTTTTCTTTGCGTCTTTAAATCTATTTTTTTCGTCTTTTATATATTTTTTATTAGCTTCGGCTTGAGCTTTAAGAATTTGATTATACTGTCGGCCAGTAACATTATTGTCTTGAATAGTCTGTGAGCCAGCAGCTACAGCATCAGAAAACTGTTGTATACCTGCAGCAAGGTCACCAACAGGGATGTTGGAAAGTCCTTGTAAACTTTTAGTAATGTTAGCAGAAATATCGGCCATTATTCAACTCTTTATTTTGTGTACCCTTGCTTCTTCATATAATCTCTAACGGACATACCGCCAGCGATTTTCTTTTCCATAGCGTCTAAATATCTCTTCTCATACTTAGATGCCTTCTTACGAATCTTATCTAATTCTTTTTTATTGCGTTTGTCTTCTTTTGTCTTGTCTTTTTTATTAAAGATTTTAGAAAACATTCCAACGCCTACCAAAGATGCAAGAAGTCCTTTAGATTCTATTTCATTAAGGTTTTCCATCCGGTTTCTCCTTTAAACATAATACTATATAAATAAATATCTCCACATTTTGTTTTTAAATGTGGAGATATTATTTCTTTATGCTCTTTGTTGTCTCGCGGCTTGCTGTCTTTGTTGTCGTTGATAACTTCTAACAGCTTGTTGTTGTGCTTCCTTAGTTTTCTCAGCATCTTCTTGTTGTTGATTATGCATTTCTCTAATTTTTTCTATCCACCACCTTCTTCTATGGACAGGTAAATTATACGCATCTTGAAAGCTTAGTTGACCATGATAAACACAAGCAAAAATTTCTTCAAAAATATAATCTTTATGATTCGGAGTCAGGCCAAAAGAAACCTACCGTAATCGGTATATCCACCTCCCCTCTATGACCACAATGAGGGCAATTAAAATCTTGTTTCATAAGTACGTCCGGCTCAATTTCATCAAAATATTTTCGGAACGCCCTTGAATCTCTTACACTCATCACATCAACAAACTGATTAATAGTTGCAGGGCTATCATCTCCATTAATCGAAACAAGCTGATGCTTTAGTCTTGTAGTTACATTAGAATCAAACGGAGAGTTAGTCATCTTTTTAGCTTTTTCCAACTGATCGTTAATAGCGTTTTCTTCCTCTGTAGTAAGAAATTTAAAATGGATTTGATTTCCCGATGGCAAAGTATAAGCAAATCTATTTTCACCATCTGCAATCGGCGGTACATCCAAAAATCTCATACTCAAAGTAGAAAGATCAAATTCATGTTTAACGTCAGCACCACAACTTGGACAATCAATCTGAACAATATACTCCGGCCCATACCCAGTAATTCTCAAAAAAGTAAGAATTGCATTTTTATCGCCCGAAATTAATTTATCAGCTTTAACAGACTTGTTAAGAATAACATTATTGAGTACAGCATCCAAAGCTTTGCCGCTTCTTAACAAAGACCTTGATGTTAAAACATCTTCATCTTGAGCAGTAAGGTGCCGGACCTCTATTTCTTCTAAGCCATGTAAAGGTGAATCAACAGGATAAATTACTCCTTTGGATGGGAGCATAACAAAATCGCGAGGAACCGCAAAACCTGCGGCTCCTTCACGATTTTCATTTACATTATCCATGTTAGGTGTAGGTACTTCTCTTTGTAATGTTTGCTCTAACGAGCTTCCATCATCAACGGTTGATTCATCACTATCGAAATCAACCTGTGCATTCTTAGCCATATAAACCTTCCTTTAATTTAAAACTATACAAAATATTTTAATAAAATATTTTTGTAACTTAAACTTAGTATCTCAGAATGCACTCGTCCGGTTGAATCGTCAAACTAATTTCAACAGGATCGGCTGTTGCGTAATCCATATCACCAAAAGTAGCATCAGTAATAAAAGCACCTCTAATATCCCACTCTTCTACAGCTACACCCACAGGGTCCATAAGCATCAATTGAAAATCTTTCTTATAGAAAGCTGCATATCCATCACGACCAGAAATTGTTTCATGGCCTAGGCGCGCCCACTCCATAACTTTCTGAGAAGAAGAAGGAGCGATGGGGTCTAACAATGTAACCGACATAGTATTCCAAGTAAACTTACCGGCCAAGTATCTCTTACTATTAATGTAATCAATAACAACAGAATCTTGTGTAAAGCTTGGGCGACTAATTGTTCTAGCTACAAATTGAGGAAGTACATCTTCATTAAATTTGAAGTACCATCTGCTTGATCTCTTAGGCTCAAATGTATCCGCTAACATCTCATTTACGGGTCTAACATCTGGCATTCGTTTTCTCCATTACATTTGAAAATAAATGTGTTCGTTAATAAATATGTGAATGAGAGGAAATTTGCTTCCTCCCATTCACTAAATTTAATTATTCACTAAACGATGCACCTTGTGGTGTAAGTGTAAAGTCAAAGATAATAATTTCAGCAACCGTAGTCGGCTTGAGGAAAATCTTACCCTTGATAACATTTCTATCCACTAAGTCAGCACCTTCTTCAATAGAAGCTCTAAATTCGTTAATACCATTGGCCGCTTGAACCGAACCAAGATAGTTATTAACCATCTGTAACAAATTGCTTCTTGTCTGAGCATTGTTAGCCTCAAAGACGAAGTTGCGAGACATTCTAGAAATCGTTTTTCTAACTGTCAACATCATTCTACGAACATTTACTCTATCCAATACAGATTGCTTCTTCTGTAGCGTCTTTTGACCAAAGATTACAATACCTTGACCAGGGAAGGTAGCGATAGGATTAACGCCTGGAGTATTGTTATAAAGATTATCACGCTGTGTCTGTGTCAATCTTCTTCTAACTTCCAACACTCTTTCCAAACCACCACGATTAAAGCCAGCAGGTGCAAACCACGGTTGGCCAACTCTATCGTTGAAGGCATAGGCACCCATAATTTCTACCGAAGGCGGCACCCAAACAAGACGATTGTTTTCACTATCATTAATTCTAACCCACGGATAATAAGTAGCGCCGTAACTAGAGTCAAACTTACCAGCTTGATCTTGAGCGTTACTAACCGACAAGCCCAAACCAGAACCAGTCGCAGTAGAATTAGCTAAGTCAATCAATAAGAAAGCATCAGCACGCGATTCAACCATGTTAAGGAAGTTATTAATCGGTGTGCCAGCGCCGGACGAAGTAATGCCAGGAACGGCCAACAGATTAAACTCAACTTCTTCGGGATTAGCCAATGTTTTTCTCGCTACATCAAAGTCACCCGAAACAGTACCCGTATCTTGAATAGTTAACATATTGCTACGAGGATCATATCCATCCCAACCACCAAACACAGGAGCAACAAACTTCAGCGCTTCATTATCTTCCAAACCTTGACAACGGCGTGTAGAAGAATTAACGAAGTTACCAGAGTTAGAACTAACCATGTTAACAACTGTAAAATCTGCAGGCGTTACCGGAGTGTCATCTTCTACATTGTCACCCGTAACACCCAATTCACCAGTAGTGGAGAGGAATAAAATACCAGGATCAGCAGTAGTGCTACCCGAAGCCGAAGTAACCGTCTTCTTAAGTCTATCACTAACACCAGGCGATTGAAAATTAATACCCATAACTTTAACCTTGTCCACAACACCGTCACGAACTTGGTTAGTTACCGTAGGTAAGGCAGCAACAGTAGCCGTCAAACCACCAGGGGCGCTATTACTCGCAGCACCACCACCAGCAGCGGGACCACTCGCAGGGCCACCCGTTTGAGCAAGAATAGAACCAACACCTCTAAAACCAGCAGGTCTTGAATCATCGGGATAACCACCCGTATTCATCTCAACTCTTACTAACTTAGACTTATTGGGAAAATCACCATCAAACAGCAATTCGGGAGGATCTTGAGTCAAATCATAAGACACTCTACGATCACCAATGGCTCTTGCAATATAGTTAGGAGAGTTGGGGTCAAGATTTAAATTAGCATACGATTCTAAAATCTGCGGCCTACGATCATCATCATCAGCAGCACGAATACTCAATGTAAATTGAGGAAACGAAGAAACCGAAGTTTCAACATTAGAAATTTGAAATTTAATAGAATTATTTTCAATTTGACCATGAGAGCGTGTGTGGAATCTAAACAAGTTCTGTACAGCACCTTGAGCGTTTTGCGAAACAAACCACGGAGATTGCGCAGCAGCGAAACCACCCGTAACATCATCAAACTCATCACCATTAGCAGTAATAGAGGCATGGTCTAACGTAACGCCAGCAGCAGCCGAACCAGCACTTACTGTACCGTTAATATTACCCACATCATAATCAAACACCGAATCCACATATAAATCAGTAAGCTTTTCACCTGTGTGAGAAGTTTGAGGATCGGTACCCATCACCTTCTTAATGTAACTACCACTAGCTTCGTCCATCGACAAACCAGTAACAATCGTGCCATTAGAAGACAACGAGAAATTGGTGGGCGAACCACTCAGAAGAATGTCACCATCACCAGACGTTCTCTTTCTAACTGTACCTAAAACAGTACAACCACCCGAAACCGCCGAGATCGAATACCCCGACATTTTCGGAAACGAAAGAAAACCAATCGTACCAGCAGCAACGCTACCCCTACCTAAAACTCTCGTCACACTAAGTGTCGAAGAATTTCTAAGGTAGGAGTTCGCCGCATATGGCATATAAAATTCGGGATTTAATCCACCAAACCTATCTCTAAACTGGCCAAAGGAATTAACTGTGGTAGGTAGGTATGCCGGACCCTTCTTGGTATACCCAACCAACGCAGCACCAATAGCAGCAGCACCAGGCGGTGGACTAAAAGTATCGTCAATTTCCTGTGTATATACACCAGGAGACACAAATACTTCAGCCATTTATTTTCTCCATAAAAAGTTAAAGAAAGTATTTTATTTAGTTTTTATTTTTTTCTTCGTCAAACAATAAAGCAAAGGCTATATACAATAGTGTGTATGCTCTTGTAGCGAAGTTTTCTTATAGCAAATACGTTAGAACCTAAAAACTTCATAATAAATATGACTTTATTAATCCAAAAACACTGTTCTTCAACTATTTATAAAGACTTATAGTGTCACAGCTTCAGCCTCTACAGTTTCAGTTTCCGTTGGTACCTCAATATCTTGCGAAACATTTCCTTCACCTACTTGAGCGGCATCCTCACCTTCCGTAAGAGATTGAATCAAAGCATTAGCATATTGTAGAGCGCCTTGATTGGAAGCTAGCGTAGCCTTACAGCTTTCCAACTGTTCTTCCAACGTAGCCTTTTGAGCCACCAAGTTACTAACCGTTTGCGAAAGCTGACTCTGCTGTTCTTGAATCTGTTCTAAACTAATTGAATCTGCCATTTAATCTTCTCCTTTTTTGTTGTATAAATTCCATCGGTAACCGATAGTAATCTGTTTTATATTTTTCATAACCAGCCTTAAAAGCTTCGTATGATTCTTCTAATTTACCAATAAAATCAGCAGATACTCCAACATAATAATAACTTTGGTATTCTTCGGGATATCTACGTAACCTATCTTTCGCTAATTCATAATAATAGGGCGCTTTGTCTTTCATATTTAGCTTGCCCCAATGATGTATAACAATATTTGACTTTACATATCTTAAATTCGCCCTTTTTAATGATTCATATAAGGTTTCGTGAGTGTTGTACTGAAAAAACACTCTTGGATCGTTTCTAAACAACCGAATACACCCATCATCAACTGCATTAGTATAACCTTTATAGTTTTCTACCTTTTTAACCCCAAATTCTACCCTTTTTTCGGGTAAATAACCTCTTTGACTTACTTGGTAAGCTGATATATCATCTCTTAAATTAACAGCTTTTTCCACTCTTTTTAGGTTGATTTTGTCTATTTCTTCATCAGAATCCAACCTTAAAACCCATTTTGACCTACATATTCTTAATCCGGCGTTTAAAGG